CAACCGAATCCGCGATCTGAATTACGATATTGTTTGTGCTATCACTCATGGTCCGAACGTTTTTCTTCTTCGGTCATCTCTTTCATTACGACTTGAAGTCTCGCATCTTTTGCCTCAAGAATTACGTCAACGCGCTTTGCTTCGGCATGTTGTAAAGCATCAAGTTTACTATCGGCAGATGCTTTGTTTGCGACTGCTTCACGAATTTCGTTATCGTGAGCGTCAACTCCTTCACGCCGTCCTGCCGCGTGCGAAGCTGCTTTTGATTCCAGCAATAACTTTTCCATCTTTCCATCAAGTAATTGACCTTGTTTCTCTTGAATGATCTTTACGTCAATAATCTTATTTCGATTCTTAAAACCAAGCCATGCGGCTAATGCCGATGCGATTGCACTGATCGTACTATCGGTATGCTCCCATCCAAGAGATACAAAATGGAGTACATCTTGCCAGAAATTACCAATAGACGAAAAATAACTCATAGTATCAACCTCGCTTTGTTCACCACGTCGCTTCCCAAAATAATGGCACGATCAACAAAGCCTGCCGGTGCTTGCGTTGACGATCCCTGATCTAACACTACGATATACTCGCTGTTGTTATAAATGAACAAAGGAATACCATGCTGTTTCGATTTGATTATCATCATGCCTGCTTCGAGTGTAGGAGCGATATTCGCTTGAGCCGTGATACTCGGATCGACGGCGTGAGACCATGCACCGTCTTTCATTCGACCCTTCGGACTAGGAACGTAAGCCGCGATTTGTTCAAGAGAAGGTTCGGCTAAGGATGCTTGCCAGTTCGATAAAGCTTCGCCGGTATCGACGGGAGTTACTTGAACTAGATCGGTAAGGATTGTACTTCCAACATCTTTCGCAATTTCATTTGCAAAGGTAGGAATCTGATCTGCGATCTGGTCACAATTTTCGGCTAGATCGAGTAAATTCATCACTTCCCCTGTGATCGGTTAGCTTCAATTCGTTTCAAGTGCTCTGTATCCATTGCTCTGACAAAATACACTAGCGATTCTGTTTGAATTTCATCGTATTGATTAACTGCCGCATAATTCATCACCGCTGAATACGGTATGCGCCCTACACTCCATCCTGATACTCGTTCCGAATCCAGGGTAAAAAATGCTTGCAAATAAAGTTCTAGACCTTTTCGTAATCGCGGCGCATTCGCGATTCTATCGGGTAACGGATGCCTGCTACGCGCACATTGCTTTGCGATGCTTTGCTCAGTCGATCCCAGGTCTAGAATATAGAGCAAAACATCTATTAGTTTTTTGAGTCAGACTCCAATGACTCTTCACGAAACAAAGAAGCTTTACCCGCTTGCTCATTCAAATCTTCGTATAAATCCGGTAATGTCTTGAATAGCAATAGAGCATTAGCCTGATTATACGGTATAACTTTACCGTCCTTATCTTGAACGTCTTTCCATCCTAGCAAAATCGCGGTGATAAATACGTTCATCATAATCTCACGATCCTTTGCAGGATCAAGAGAGCCTAACTCGATTAACCGGCGTACAGGTCGCGTAGCATTCTCCAATGCCTTACGATACTTCACATTGAAATTCGCTCTACGCGCAATACGAAATGTAGGCACCGTTCCATCATCATTCGGGGCGTATTGAACTTCGATCCCATCTTTCTCTTTCTCAGGATCGGTTTGAAACTGCTTGAATAAGTTGCTCATTGCTGTGGGTATCCTTTCAACATTAAAATTACGTAGACGCATTCGATTCGGCTCTGACCCTTTACTCCATTCCGGTGAATCGAATGCGCCTAAGTAATCTTATGCTGGCATTGCTACTTCGGGTAAATACTCAAAGAAGTTTGCCAGAAAAGTATAACCATTCGGACACTCCGCTGCTTCTTGTGTGAGATCAACCATGATCGGCTTATCTTTTTCTACCTTCGCTTCGCCGCCGCCTAATGTCAATAACGGAACATCGAACACGATACCGGCATTCGCTCTCGCTAGAATCGTTGTCAGACAAACATTGGCATTATTCTTAATCGCAGCAACGGCATCGACACTGCTAAAGTATGCCGTAACCGTTCCACTCACTTTGAAATTCCCCTCACTGGTATTGAATCCACCCAAAACTCCTAACGCTTTATTCGGAGTCACACCGTTATTGACAATCAATTTTACATCCGAAGCATAACCAAACAATGCAGTCGGATTCAAAGTTCCATCAATAACAGCGAGTCGCATCGAATAGATATCCTGCGAAGTGTTGAATGCCGATTCGCCTAAGAGACCTATTCTTGTTCCGGCTTTGATACCAATCGTACCGTCATTTTCTTCGATATCCAAAGCTACGAATGTGAGATCGACTGCAACCTTTGCCGCTTGAGTCAAATTCATACTGAATTGATCGGCAATAGCTCCAAGCACATATTCCGCTTGCTCCGCTATGCCATCATTTCCCATTTGTCGCTCAATCGTATAACTACGACGCTTGAACAAATTTTGAGTTACGGCATTGCGCAAAACAACGCCAAAGAAGATTTGAATCAACTGAGCATTACCGGCATCAGCATCAGCAAGTGCGGCAAAAGTTGTAATATCGAAACTCAATGAATGAGCAGCGATAGAAGCAATTCTAGCGTAGCCCACATTGACTGCTTCGGTAGCGGATGTTACAAATTGATGAATTGCTAAGTCACCACCTAGAAATATCCATTCTCCTAAAACCAAATTCAAGGTTGTGAAATCAGCAACAGTCGAAGTCAACACAACTTCGTTGCCCACAATCGAGATGTGAATATCACCAGCAGTAAATTGAAATCCGACCACTTGAGCCATTGCGGTAGCAGGCGGGGCAGCTTCCGCAATCAAAACGCGATCTGTATCTATCACGCCTGCAACGGCTCCTACGGACACATGCGTCAGACCGTCATTTGACGGTACACCCGCACCTTTTATCACTACTAAGTGACCCGTAAGGAACACAGCGAGACCTATAGCAGCAGTAATCGTTCCGCTTGTAATTGCCGTGAGTACGACAGGCGCACCGTTCAAAGGTTGCGTCGATGGCTTTTCGATTGCATCTGCGAAAAAGAATCCTTGAAGCAAGCGAAGCAAATTGCGCTGCGTAAGGTCTATATTGAATCCAGTTTTCGCAGTTAAATCAGTGATCGTTCCCTTGAGTTGCTGGCGTGTCGCATTGATAGTTACACGAGCGACACTGGTAAACGTTGCACCGAAGTTTGCATAGGTATTCGGTTCTAGACCATACCAAATTGGTACATCTGGTAGCACCTTGAGACTAACTTCCTCTGCGATAGCTAAACCAGTTATATTACTGTCAATGCTTGTGGGCAACGTCATGGTATGATCCTCACTGTAGTGTATCGTAAAGAAATTCGACCACTACGTTAATTGGATAACTTTCATCAGTTTCAGGCAACTCTACAATTTTCTGATTACGAAACCAGAGATCACCTGACGGCGAACCTTCACGAAAAGCTGTGCGAATTACTTCGGCTAAAAGTCTCCCATTCTCTAACGAGTCCGCTACGTTACGAGGACAGAACAATTGAAAGTACAACAAACCTTGCGCCTGATAGCGTCGTAGACCTTGATCGTTCGCTAGAGAACTTTGTCCATCTAATACAATCTGCGTCGATGGCCTTCCCCAATACTTTGTCATATCGGGTTTTGTTCCTATCGGATTACCCGGCCATCGAATTTCAGGTTCGTACCCTGCAATTGACAATGCGCCAGCATCCCATGCTGTCTTAATCATTCCGAGTAATTCGTCAATTGCGGCAGTATATTGAATAGGCATTAAGCAAATTGAATCTTATAAAGAATTACTTCGCCGTTCGGTGCTACGATGTCAATTCCGGCGATCTCGTAAATCGTTTCGCCGTCGCTACGAACTAACTTATCCTTGAGTTGCGGCGTAAATCCTACTTGAGCCATCAAACCTCTAGGAGCGCCAATAGGTACGTCAGTACCTTTCATCAATTTCATTAGAACATTAGCTAGTCCACTTCCTGCCGAAATAAACACGATGCTAACCGGATTCGCTGTGGGTACGCTTGTAGTTTTCCAAGGTTGCTCCGCATTAGGTGTAAGTGCGGTTTGCACCCATGAGCAAAGTTCTCCTTTCTGTGCGATCATTCTTGCGGCCTGTCGAATCTGACGTAAATATACTTTG